AGAACTAGACCTACAAACTCTTTTAGGTACTAAGCCAAAAGGCAAAGGTGTAAAAAGTAAAGCTGGAGGCGGTTCTATGGCTGGAAATACTCAAGGCGATATGGACTTTGCAGGGGTTACAGGAGATGAAGTCTTAGCAACGAATATGTCAAGAGGTGGTCGTAAGGCTATAAAAGGATTAAAATTTAAAGGTATATTTTAGGGAGTTAGATAATGTCATTCAATCCTAACAGCCCAGCAAATCGGGCAAAATTTTTAAGAGATAATCCAGATAAGACAAATAAGGATTATGATCGAATATTTGGTATAAAGAAAGAGCAACCCTCTTTTAAAAAAACGGATGCGAATAGAAAAAAATTTTTAAAAGACAATCCAAATATGACAAATAAAGATTTTGACAATATGTTTAAGGTAAAAAGTAAATCTCTTGGTGGTTACATGGGTAAGGTGATGACAGGACGAGGTGGATCATTTAAAGGTTCTTCTTAATGGATATAGTTACTTATTTACAAAAAGTAATTCAAGAACGACGAGCAGAGATTAGCGAAACGCTAATGTCGAGTGGTGTTGGCGATATGAGTCAATATCAACACTTCATGGGGCAAGTATCTGCTCTTGCATTTATGGAACAAACATTAAGTAAAATAAAAACAAATATGGAGACGCTAGACGATGACTAAAACACTATTCGTACCTGATCATATAGCTCAGGCACGCTCGACTGCAGCAAAAAAATCTGCAGTATCGTCAGACTTAAATCCTTTAGACCCATCTAAGTTTGGGTTGCCAGAACAGGACGAAAGTTTATCTGCTTTGGAAAGATTGCCAAAGCCGACAGGATGGAGAATTTTAATACTTCCTTATGTAATGCCGAGTGAAACTAAGAACGGCATAATTCTTTCAGATGAGACAGTTGAGCGTAACAGAGTTGCAACTAATGTTGGCTATGTAGTCAGTGTTGGTCCAGACGCATATAAAGATAAAGATAAATTTCCTGATGGTCCTTGGTGTAAAAAGGGTGATTGGGTTTTATTTGGTCGATACGCTGGATCTAAATTTAAAATAATCGGTGCTGAACCTCGTTTATTAAATGATGACGAAATACTAGCAACGATTGGTCACCCATCTGATATATTACATGTAGTATAGGAGTTTTAAATGAATAATACCCAATTAAAAGAAGAAGAGAAAACAGAACAACTTGAACTCAATATAGAAATTGAAGAGGATGAGGTTGAAACTGATTCTGGAGTAGAAGTAAAAAAGGAAGAAGAAAAAACATCTAAAGACCAAGAACTTGATTCTTATACTGATGATGTAAAGAAAAGAATTAATACTTTAACTTGGAAAATGAGAGAAGCTGAGCGTAGAGAAAAAGCAGCCCTTGATTATGCAAAGAAAGTTAAAGAAGAAAATGAAAGTCTTTCTACTAAATATAATAAAACTAATGAAGACCTCCAAGAACAATACGGAGGAAAAATTGTTAGTCAATTAGCCGAAGCAAAAAGAGCATATAAACTAGCTTATGAGGAAGGCGATGCCGATCAAATGGCAGAAGCCCAATCAATTATTGCAAAATTAAGTGTAGAAGAAGAAAATGTTAAAAAGAAAAAAGAAGAACTCGCTACACAAAAGGAAGACGTAAAAACTGTTGCAGAACAACCACTTGAGCAGAATAAACCTGCTCAAGACCCTGATCCTAAAGCCGTAGAATGGGCTAGTAGAAACGATTGGTTCGGAAAAAACGACGCAATGACCTTTACAGTTTACTCAATTCACCGTAAACTAACCGAAGAAGAAGGTTTTGATCCTACGTCTGACGAATATTATGCAGAGGTAGATAAAAGAATAAGAGACGAATTTCCTCATAAATTTGAGGATAACAAAACAGGAACAACTCGTAAAAACGTCCAGACGGTTGCACCTGCAAATAGAAATGTAAAAAATGGACGCAATACTATTCGCTTGACCAAAAGTCAAGTGGCTATCGCTAAAAAACTTGGAGTACCACTCGAAGAATACGCAAAACATGTGAAGGAGCCAACTTAATGTCACAAAATGTTACGAATAGAACCTCACGTGCTGCTGAAACTCGTTCAACGCAAGAACGCAAGAGACCTTGGAAACCAGCATCATCTTTAGAAACACCTCAAGCCCCTGAAGGCTATAAATTCAGATGGATAAGAGCCGAAGTACGAGGACAATCCGATACTAAAAACGTCGCTTCTAGATTAAGAGAAGGATGGGAATTTGTTCGTGCCGAGGATTATCCAGACTTTCATGCACCGACTATTGAAGACGGAAAGCATGCTGGTGTAATTGGAGTTGGTGGGTTATTATTAGCCAAGATCCCAGAAGAGATTGTTGAAAGCCGTGCAGCTTATTTTGCAAGTCAAACTGCAGATCAGATGACAGCCGTAGATAATGATCTTATGAAAGAACAGCACCCTTTGATGCCTATAAGCAAAGAAGGGGATAGCCGAGTAACTTTTGGTGGTCCAAGAACGAAAGTTTAAGGATCTTATTTTAACTTTAATTCGGAGATATGAATTATGGCAAACAGTAACGTAGCCTTCGGTTTAAAACCGATAGGCATTTTGGGTGCAGCACCCTATACTTCTGGAGTAACTGAATATCGTATTGCGTCTGATAATAGTAATCCTATTTTTCAGGGCATGGCAGTTATCCCATTGGCAGCAGGAGTTATTGACGATCTACAGGCAGCAGCAGGTGGAAACGTCGGTATCGCTGGTGTCTTTAATGGTTGTGAATATGTTTCTTCAACAACTGGAGAGAGAATATTCTCTAACTATTGGCCAGGATCAGGGGCAGACAGTAACTTCCCTGTAAAGGCTTTCTTGTACGATAATCCTAATCAGTTATTTACTATATGTACTTCTAACGTAGTATCTGCAGCAAATACTGAAGCAGAGATTCGTGCAGCAGTATTTGCAAATATTGCTTTCGCAACTGGAAACAGTGGTTCTACAACTACTGGTATTTCCTCTGCAACAGCAGATTTAAATACTATAGCAACCACCAACACTTTAGCATTAAGAATTATGGGTGTCCAAGATGACCCTGAAAATTCTGATTTTACTGCTGCTGGTATTCCATTAATTGTTCGTATAAACAACCACTTCAATGCACCGACTGGTTCTATTGCTGCTGGTACTGTTTCTACAACTGGCGTATAAGGGAGAATGAATAATGGCGATTTCACGTGCACAACTAGCTAAAGAGCTAGAACCAGGATTGAACGCATTGTTCGGTATGGAATATGGTAGGTACGAAAACGAGCATTCAGAAATTTTTGATACAGAATCTTCAGATAGAGCATTTGAAGAAGAGGTCATGCTTTCTGGGTTCGGTGCTGCACCAACAAAATCTGAAGGTGGTACGGTCAATTTTGATACTGCAAACGAAGCATTTACTGCTCGTTTCACTCATGAGACCATAGCTTTAGCTTTCTCTATTACAGAAGAAGCTATCGAAGATAACCTTTATGACAGACTTGGTTCAAGGTACACTCGTGCTTTAGCAAGATCTATGGCTCATACAAAACAAGTCAAAGCAGCAGCAATTCTTAATAACGCTTTCACAGGTGGTGCATCCGCAGGTGGAGACGGAAAAGCATTGTGTGCAGCAGACCACCCACTAACAAGTGGTGGTACGTTGGACAATGTTGCTGCAGCAGATTTGAATGAAACATCTTTAGAAGATGCGTTAATTTCAATATCTAGCTTTACTGACGAAAGAGGGCTAAAAATTGCGTTAAGAGGAATGAAGTTAATTATTCCTTCAGGATTGCAATTTATTGCTGACAGATTATTACAATCTGCTCTACGTCCAGGAACTGCTGATAATGATGTAAACGCAGTTAAGAACATGGGAATGTTACCACAAGGTTACGTTGTAAACCATTTCTTAACAGATACAGATGCGTTCTTCATTAAAACTGACGCTCCAAATGGTTTTAAACATTTTGAGCGTGCACCAATTAAAACTCAGATGGAAGGTGATTTCGATACTGGAAATATGAGATTTAAGGCAAGAGAAAGATACTCTTTCGGTTTTTCAGACCCAAGATGTGTCTTTGGAAGTCCAGGAGCATAAATAAAAATAAAAGGGTGACTAGTCAGTCACCCTTTTTTGTGTATAATAAACTAAACCTTGACAGTCGGATAAACTGACTGACATTTGCCAAGACAAGGAGATTGATATGGCTAATACAACTTTTAACGGTCCAGTCCGATC